GTACCTGCTTTCAATTGAGCACTTAGATTTGCCATTTCACGTTTAAAATCTTGATCTTTTTCCATCTGATCGCGTTTGAACTGCATTTGTTCATCAGCAATACGTTTGCGTTCCATTAACTGTGAATCAAGATTATTTTTTCTTTCAAGTGCCATCAATACAGTTTTTGGGTCACCAAAACGTCTTAAAACTGTTTGTATTTCATTTTCAGAAGCATTTTCTGGTAATTGTGATAATGCTCCTTGTAATTGCTGTTCACGTTGTCCAGTAATTTGAGCAGAACTTAACTGTTGTTTAGCAAGGCTTGCTTGTGTTGCTTGATTAACAAGTCCTGTTACTTGTAATGCACCTTGTACATCTCCTGATTGCTGTAAGGCTTGTGCATATTTTGACAAACCTTCAGGACTATTTATATCAAACTGTTTAGCCAAAGCAGTTCTTTGACTAATTAACTGTAACTGTGGGTCTTGTGCTCCCAAAGCACCAGCCACTTGACGACCAAATCCTGCACCAGAAGCATAAAGTCCTGCTCTTGTGCCAAAGTTTTGACCTTCAGCCAATGCTCGTTCATTTAATTGCTGTTCGTATGCTTGAGGATTCATCCCAAACAAACCGCTTACTATATCTGTTGCCATGATTTTTCCTTAAAGATTTGCGTAGCCTAAAGGCACATAATTACCATAAGCGTCAACAATTGGTGCATTCATACCAGCACTTGTTATTCCACCAGTTGTTGTTGGACTTGTAGAGGTTAACCAATTTGCTAATCCAGTACCCAATGCTGATGTTGGACTTGTTAATCCACCCAATATAGTTGCGTATGGATTAGTAGTTGCCGTTTTACTTGTTCCATAATCTGCCGCCGCTCCTACGCCAGTAAGCCCTAAACGACCTGCATTTGCGCCAGCAGTAGATATAGCAGTTCCTAAACCAGTTCCCAAAGTGAATGGTTGTTGAGCCAAACTCTCTAAGTTACCAGCCTGATTAAACAATCCTGCACCATAGGTAACTTGTTGCTGACCTGCTTGTTGCGCTTGTGCCGTTAATGCCGCATCTTGTTGTGCCAAAGCGTTGTAATAGGCTTCCAATTCAGGATTAGCACCCATTAAACCTTGTGCACCACTTGGACGTAAACCAGTAGAGCCTACAGATAAACCACCACGACCAGTTTGGAAATTCTGATTTCTAATGCTTGCTAATTGTCTTTGACGACTTGGATCAAGCAATTCATACTGTTTTGACAGATATTGTTGAGCAACTTGTTCAGGAGTTTGTGCTAAATAACTTGACCCCAATTGCATCAACTGGTTTTCAGCAGAAGTAATTGCAGGGTTTGCTGTATAGCCAGCACTTACTAACTGACCAGTTTTAGGATCAATTTGGAACTGTGATGAACCAAAGTTAGTTGTAACACCTATTGGACGAAACTGTGCTCCAGTAGTTGCTTGCTGTGTTGCCGCTAATATGTCTTGTTGTGCTTTTAGTTGAGCCGCTTTATCAGCCTCTGATTGCACTACATTGCCTACAAGATTTGCACCACTTTGTAAAAGACCTCCTCCTGTAGTGCCTCCTCCTGCACCACCCAATAATGATCCTACTACCGAACCAGTAACTGCCTTACCAATTGCAGAGTTAAGAAGTCCTGTTCCTGCATTAGCACCTGTTATAGGAGGAGCAACAGAAGGTACTACAGGAGGAACAGTAGTAGAAACAGTAGTAGGAACAAGGGTGGTAGGCACTCCAGTTGGAGTAGGAATTGGAATACCCGTTTTAATAGCGTTCAAAGTCTCCGCTAAAGTTGGCGCACCAATAGCCGCCGCATTAGACGCACCAGCCGCGCCCAAACTCATGTCAGTAGCATCTAAAGGGATATCCCCAAATGGACTAGCACCTCCCAATAAACCAGAACCACCCAAATACGATCCAGCCGCCGCCAAAATCAAAGGACTTGCAGAACTTGCAAGACTTCCTATATCGCTTAGGAAGCCACCTACATTAAAACCAGAATCCTTATTTCCACTGTTATAAAACTGATTTGCTTTAGGAGGAGCGACCGCACCAGTTTTGGTGTCATAAGCCATGTTTACGTCTTTAAACTGACTTCCACCAGTTCTTTCACGTAATCTAATTTCTTGTGGTTGTGTGTAGTCGTTAACGTATTCGTTAGTTGCAGGGTCTAAAACTTGCTTAAAGTTTACTGGAAGTACAGTTCTATCATTTGTATTTGGAATTAGTTTTCCATCAATATAAACACCATAATCAGCATAAACCCGACCTTCTTCATTAGGGTCATACGGCAATGGCTTTACAACAGCACGACCACTATTGATTGCACTTACTATTTCGTCAAATGAAAGTTTACTTCCAGTTTGTTGTGGACTTGAAATAGATGGAGTAGGCGCAACAGGGTTAATTGGAGGAGGAGTAGAACCACCACCAGAAGCATCACCACCTTGAAAATAACTATTAACTAAATTAGGCGCAAGTTTTAATTGCTCTGCCATAGGTAAAGTTTTTAATTGCGCTTGTGCGGCACTTGTAAATAGACCTTCACCCGCCGCATCAACATTATTTCCGAGTCTTTGCGTCCAATAAGCAAGTCCTTCAGGATCAGGTGCTCGTCCTAAAACTTGTTGATATAACTCTGCTACTGTTGCCATAATATTTTTCCTTTACATCGTTCCATTTGCTATGACGTTACCAATCACAGTCAAATTGCCAGAGGCATCAATCTTTGCTACGGCTGTTGATACATTGTAGATATACAACACATTTGACGCTTCAACAAAGGAGAAGTTTGACAATGTTCCATCTACCTTGGTACTAATAGCAGTCTGAATGGCTGTGAACTCCGTGTCAATCTCAGTACCCTTAACAACCTTGGAAGCATTGCCTGAAGCAAGCGCATCTTTAGCCGCAAAGTTAGTGGTTTTTGTGTAATTTGCCATGTTATGTCCTTAAACCAGTTTTCCGTTTTTAGCCTGAATAGTAATCTTTTGAATACTTATAGCAGAGCCATAAATGTCAATCTCATATCCCGTTTGTACAACCTTGCCAAACCCTGATGCTTGACCAACCAAAGTGCCAATCTGTATGCCTGTTGAATAGTACGCAACAGGAACGCCATTTGACCCATATTCAGCCATTCCATACTCTGCTACTGTAGAGATAGGAATAGTCGCTTGTGTGGCGTAATATTGGCCCGAGAAGTCATAAGACCACTTGATTGTGAATATCTGGTTTGTTCCACCAATCACCACAACCGATATTTTCTTCAAAATAGATGTGATGTTTTGATCGCCAAGATCAGAATAATTGGTGTAATACTGGAAACGATAAGAAGACGCATTGTCTAAATAAGTTCCATATTTGCCAACATAACCATTTTTACCAATCAGTAAATCACCATTTCTGCGTGAATACAAAGCAGTAGGTTCAATATTGTCCCAAGTTGTTACCCTTGCAGAACCATCTTGCAACTGAGCCTTTGTATCAAAAACATAAACTTGTTTGGCAATAGGAAGAGTTAAAAGGTAAAAAGCATTTACTTCAGAGTAAACAGCCTTGATGTTCGATGCAGTTTCTCCTGCTACATATCCCATCAAGTCATTACGCACATTTCTAGATAAATCACGCAAAGGTGCTGACTTCTCTTGAATAGTACGCATCAGACTACGAACACCTGAGTTTGACAAGAAAACAATGTCTTCAGCAGTAGTAACTATAGAATCCCTTGATAGACATCCAATATTGCCAATACTGTCGCTCAAAGTGATGCTAGAAGGAGTTGTAGCCCCTGAGTAAATCAATATCTGACGCTTACCAAAGATGATGAGAAAGCCATTGTGTGCGCCCAATCCCATTATCTGATCTGAACCATTAGGCCAAACTTGGGCAACATTCAATGAACCAGATGTTCCACCAGTCCATACATGACCTGATAACAAATCAGAAAAGGAAATGGTTGCATTGTCTGTCGTGGTATCAGCCACCCACAAACGACCAAATGCAGATATAGCAATATTTCCCTTTGGAACAGTACCCGCATAACCAGTTTTCTCAGAAACTCGTCTATACGTAGTTGTGCTTACAGCAGGGTCATATATCAATGGGTCATAACCAGACTGGAAAAAATAGGTTATTCCATTTAAAGAAGTGCATTGCCAGTTACCTGCGGAAATACTTGGGGCTGACCCCCCTCCCCCATAGGTCAATTCCACTACAGCGTTAGAACCATCTAACTTAAATAACTTAGTATTACTAGCAAATAA